TCCTCCATGACGTTGAAATCCTCGAATGGGCTCGACCAGAATGGATGCTAAATAGCGTCCAGGCATTCAGACCAACACTTATTCTGGCTGCTGAATCAGATAAGATCCTGATGTCAGAGGCAGACGAGAACGAAATTCCCGTTCTCACATTCAAGGAAGACGCGGTTGATTGACAGCTCTCCATTTATGGATGAGCATCATCAGTCCAAGCGGCGCGATGAGGTGCCAGTGTGAAGGTTTGCTATCCTGAAACACCCGGCAGCCTTGCCCTCTACGACGAGATCATAGATCAGCTCGCAAAGAGGCGTCGCGAGAAATCAATCTCGCAAAGGGACCTCGATGAAATCATTGGATGCGCTTCAGGGCTTGTCGGCAAATGGGAAACCAAGGCCAGGCGACCCTCAGCATGGAACCTTGCCTGTTGGATCGCAGCACTCGAATGTCGGGTGCGTGTAAATGGGCAAGAGTCAGAGAGATAAAGGCGCACGCGCCGAACGAGAAATCGTTAACCTGTTGAAATCACAGGGAGTTTCCGCCGAAAGAGTCCCACTCTCCGGCGCGGCCCACTATCAGGGCGATGGTCATGATGTGACCGTAGACAAAAAACTAAAGGCAGAAGTGAAGATCCGGGCGAATGATTTTGCTCGGCTCTATAGCTGGCTCGAAGACAACGACATGCTCTTTGTGCGTCGTGACCGAGCTCACTGGCTGGTAGTTATGCCGCTCAATGTATGGTTGGAGGAACGAGACAAATGAATGCGTTGATGCAGGTCGTACGGACGAACCAACAGGCGCTCACGGAAATGAACGAAAGGGCATCACAGAGCAGCCTAACGGCTGCCGATGCAGAGACACTGCTGGCAATGGTGAACGAGCTACTCAGGCGGCTTCCTGACGCACTGAGCGCCAATAAGAAGCCAACAGGCAACCACCGCATCCCAGAAAACTGGGTGCCATCACCGAAGGTTCTGGAATGGGCAACAGAGAACTGCCCCAACCTCGACCTTCAGGAAGAAGCTGAGAAGTTCGAGATACACTATCAATCAGTAGGAGGAAGCCGTGGACTCAGAAAAGACTGGAACCTCGCTTTCAAAAGCTGGCTCCTCAACGCCAGGAAGTTCGCCTCAGAGCGAGCAGCGAGAAATCCTAACAAGCAGACCCGAGAAGACAAACGCGCGGAAATTACACGCGCAACAATTCGAGAGGATGCTGATGACCCTTTTTAAGGGGAAGACACAGCAGGAAAACGCGGAATACGCAAAACAAATCTCAGACGAAGAGATTGAAAACATCCGACAGGCTCAACGAGAGCTTGAGGACTACCTTAACACCCCACCATCAAAACAATTCATCGCACGAATGCTCGATGTGATGGCCGAGGTGTTTCAAGCACAAGTACCGAGCGCAGATGCGCTCTCCCAATGGGTGAAATTCCTACAAGAATATCCTGAAGATGCTATCCGTGTTGGTGCGAGAGCACTTATGCGAACGCACAAGTGGCGTAGCTTGCCACTGCCTGCTGATTTCCAGAACGCGATTATCTATACCCAGTTCTGGATCGACCTTAAATCGGAGAGGTCGATGTACGAGCTTTTATTGGCTCGAATTGAGAGGCTCAAAAGCCTATAATCCAAAGCCGAAGGACGAGAGATGCCCGCACATATTCCTTATACAGACGGTAGCGTAAAGCTGCCGCCAGCAGACGACCCCGCTCAGGAAACGGATTACTCCGCGGCCGCTGAGCTTCAGATCCCGCACATCCTTGACTGCATGGCAGAGGTTGGAGCCACAGCGCGTGAGCTTCATGCCTTGGCGTTGACTATCAAGGGTCTTCTGGGCAACCGCCAAAACCCCATGAACGTCGCGATGGCTGAGCATATGTCGGAGCAGCTTGCTCGACGGCTCGGTGAGCTGATTACGTACATGGAAGTTGAGTAGGAGGCACCATGAAATTCACGAACCGTCTCGGGCTGCCACAGCCCATCGTTGATGCTGTGACACTGGACATCTATGACGGCCCATTCGAGGAAGGCACGTTCTCTGTCACTGAGTTGCTTTCACCGCCCCGGCAGAAACAGCTTGGCCGGCTCTATGGTGACAATCTGGTCGAGGATGTCTCAGACCGCCTCTGGGCTCTGGAAGGCAAGGCCATCCATGAGGTCCTGGAGCGGGCTGAGGCCGACGGCATTGCTGAGCAACGCCTGTACCGTGAGGTTTCTCCCGGCATTTCTCTGACTGGCAAGTTTGACCGCGTTGCGCTCATCAAGGACGACTCAGGCAACTACGTCCTTCAGGACTACAAGTACGCCAGTGTCTGGGAAGTCATCTACGACGCAAAGCCCGAGCGAGCACAGCAACTCAACATGCTCGCATGGCTTGCTCGGTACAACAGCTATCCAGTCACCAAGCTCCAGAACGTGATGATTCTTCGCGACTGGAGCATGAGGACCGCGAAGAACGACTCCAACTACCCGCAGACGAAGGTGGCAATTATTGACCAGCCGGTCTGGTCTGACCCTGCCATCGAGGAGTTCGTGCTTGAGCGTGTCGATGCACACATGAGCGCTCGTGAAAAGCTTCCTCTGTGCTCCGATGAGGAGCGCTGGATGAAGCCCCCTGTCTATGCGGTCATGAAAAACGGCAACAAGCGTGCCGAGCGTGGCGGCCTGCATTCAGGCCACAACGAGGCTTACGACTGGTGTCAGGCCCAGGGCAAGACGCTTGGAGACAAGAAGGGTGAGTTCTCGATTGAGACGCGCCGAGGTGAAGCTATTCGATGCGAGAACTACTGCGCAGTTGCAGCGTTCTGCGAACAGTACATGAAGGAAGTTCGAAATGGAGGAAGCAAGGAATAAGTTTGGCTGCTTGCAGGCTGCCGATGATGGGGCAGAGTTTATGGAGCATTGCTACGACGCTCTTCCATACTCGGCCAGAAAGCTCCTGAGTAATTCGAACTACAACATTTGCGCCGCCTGCTTTGAGGAAGCGCTTCGTTCTGGAATGTACGCAGGCCCGGAAGAGGTTCTGTCTGTAATAGAGGCCAAGATTGGAGAAGTGTTGGATGAAGCTACCTTTTGAACCTCACAAGCTGGCAAGGCAAACCGATGTCGATACCAGCCACGATGCCGCAGACAGCATCAAGCTCGGTCGAGAGGGTCAGCATCGCGCTATGATGCAAATCTTCTCCAGATCCCAGATGGGTCTGACAGCAGAGAATCTGGGAGACATCCTGGGCTATCCAGTCTGGAGGCGCATGAACGAGCTTGAAGAGGCCGGATTGATCCAGCGCACAGGAGAAAAGCGCAAGAACAGGTCTGGGCGTCAGGCTTACTGCTATGAAATCAAGCGAGAAAAACAGGGAAACCTATTTTCATGAAAAAGAAACTGACGACGCAAGAACAGCAGGTGTTTCTCGCGAATGCGATGGACGCAGCCACCATGTATCTGATTGAGGCAGCCAGTTATGCCGACATTTGCCCTACCAAGGTCGCCGAATCCACCGTCGCGATGCCCTTCGCGATCCTTTTCGGCGTCTGCCGCCCCGGAGCAGAGTACAAGCTGGCCTTAGAAACCACGAAGATGGTGGTCGACGCAGCGACCGAGATTGGGAAAGACGCCGCCCGAGCAGCAAAAGCAACGGGATACTCGGGCAGTTTTGTTCCCGCCGACGTTCCTGCTGAGCCCTATGATGGACCCCTGAAACAGGAAGACATCCCCGAAAATGTCAGGGCTTTTTTCGACAAGTTCTTTGAAACCAAAAAGGAGTGAAGCTTTATGCCTGATGACAACGACACCATGCCCAAGGGCAAAGACAACATGGCGATCTGGTCGGAGGTTTGTTACACCGACCCGAAGCACACAAAGGCTGTTGAGTTTGGCCGCAAGTTCACCAGTATTGACGCACACTACCAGGTCATGCGTGCAACGGAGGTTTTCGGCCCTGTTGGAGACGGCTGGAGCTACAACTGCGCCTACGGTCAGGAACTTGCCGGAACCGTTTCTTATGTCTGGTGTGACATGATGATCTACTGGGGCGTCAAGCGCCGGGTTGAAGGGACGCCGGACTGGGCAGTTGGGGAGTTTGAGAACTCTTTCGGCCCGATCCGTTGCACATGCCCGATGCTCGACAACAAGGGCCGGCTCGACAAGGACGCACCCAAGAAGGCAATGACTGATTGCCTGACCAAGGGCTTGAGCCATCTTGGCTTCAATGCCGACGTGTTCCTGGGCAAGTTCGACGACAACGCTTACGTCCAGATGATGAAGGAAAAGTTCGAGGAGGGCGTTCCCGAAGTCATCACTGAGTATCGCCGTCGGACTGAGGCGGCAATTAGCCTTGAGCAGCTCAACGAGCTCAATGCAGAGCTTGGACCTGAAATGTCCAAGATGAAGAAGACCCACGCAAGCCATGTGACCAAAGCGGCAGCTCTTTGGACTACCAAGAAACGGTCGCTCACATCAAACAAGGAGGAGTAATCTATGCTTAACCAGGTAACAATCTGTGGCCGACTTGGCCGTGACCCCGAGTTGCGCCGGATGAACAACGGCAATGCTGTCCGCAATCTCAACATGGCTACCAGCGAGCGCTGGAAAGACAAGGCCAGTGGCGAGATGAAGGAGAAGATGGAGTGGCATCGCGTCGTGATCTTTGCGGCACAGCTTGCTGAAGCCGTTGAGCGAAACTCCAAGAAGGGCGACATGCTCCTGGTCCAAGGCAAGCTCCAGACCCGGAAGTGGACCGACAAGGACGGCAACGACAAGTACACGACCGAGATCGTGATCGACTTCAACGGCACCGTGAAGTTCCTCACGCCCAAAAGCGAGTCCGGCTCCGGCTCCGATGGCGGAGACGCCGGCTACGATGAAGGCAGAGCCATCGAGGACATCGACGACGACGTTCCGTTCTGATGCGAAACCGACCAAAGAAGTCTCTGGGCATGGACCCAGAGCTTCGGGTCAGCCGACTGGAGCAAGCTTTCTGGCATGTAAACCGTGCCCGAGACCTGCTCCTCGAAGCTGAGTGCCGAACGGAAACCGTGGACAAGGTGCGCTACGCAAGGACCGCCATTGAAGGCGGTTTGCGCCATGCCCGCAAGCTGGTTGAGAGAAAGCGAAAAAATGGAGACAACAAACCAGGCTGAGGCGATTGAGCAGGCTCTATTGGGAGCGCTGCTTCTCAACAACAATGCAATGGAGAGAATCGAAAGCGGCCTGACGCCTGAGCACTTTTTCATTCCGGTTCACGGCAGAATCTATGCCGCAATCGAAATTCTCATGGGCAAGGGAACAGTTGCTAACCCGCTGACATTGCAGCCCTTTTTTGAGCAAGACGACGCTCTTGCTGATGTTGGCGGGCCTGCCTATCTGGCAGGGCTCGTAGCTTCCGCCACAAGCATCATAACAGTTCCTGACTATGCTCGTTCAGTTGTTGACGGGTACACCCGCAGAGAGCTGGCTGAGATTGGTGAGATTATCACCTATGAGGCGTTCAACTATGAACCAGGCACGTCTGCCATTGATAAGCTCGAAGAGGCAGAGAAGCTCCTGTTCGATCTTGCAGAGCTCGGTTCGCAAGACCGCGGCTTCGAGACAATCTCTGATGCGTCCCTGAGAGCTATTGAGACAATCAACAACGCCTACAAAGGCGGCGGCGGCATCACAGGTGTCAGATCGTACCTGATTGATCTCGATCAAATGATGGGCGGCTTCCAGCCAAGTGATCTAATCATCCTGGCTGCACGTCCGGCCATGGGCAAAACAGCGCTCGCAACGAACATTGCGGTGAGCGCTTCTGCCAGCAAGGAAAACCCAAAGCATGTGGCGCTGTTCTCCTTGGAGATGGCGTCAGATCAGCTCGCAAATCGCGTGATTGCAGACATTGCAGGCGTTGCATCCGACCTCTTGAGGCGAGGCAAGGTCAGTGCAAAGGAAGTTGAACGCGCTGTGAAAGCTTCTCAGGGACTAAAGGATGTCCCGCTCATGCTTGATGACACTCCTGCCCTGTCGGTCTCGGCCATCAGGACAAGAGCACGAAGACTGAAACGACAGAAGGGGCTGGATCTGGTGATCGTTGATTACCTACAGCTCATGAAAGGAACTGGACGCTCTGACAACAGGGTTCAGGAAGTAACTGAGATCAGCCAGGGTTTGAAAGCCATGGCAAAAGAGCTGGATGTCCCAGTGATTGCTCTTTCACAGCTCAGCAGAGCAGTGGAGCAGCGCGAAGACAAGCGGCCCTTGCTATCTGATCTCAGGGAGTCTGGCTCGATTGAGCAAGACGCTGACGTGGTGATGTTTCTCTATCGTGAGGAGTATTACCTCTCAAAGGCCGCGCCAGAACGGCGAGCCAATGAAACCCAGGTCGCATTTTCTGAGCGACTTGAAAATTGGGAGAAGGCAATCAGCGAGAAGTCAGGTGTAGCAGAGCTGATTATTGCCAAGCAGAGACATGGCCCTGTCGGGACGGTGAACCTGCACTTTAACCCCGAAACAACCAAGTTTGAAAGCCTGTCACAAAGAGAGAATGGAGAAACCGATGGCTACCTTTAATCGACGCACACAGATGAAGACGGAGAAGAGGCGGGCGCTTCTGACCAAGTTGTTTAATAGGTATCCGACAGGACTGGACCATTGTTTTTTCCATGAGGTTCTCACAACTTCAGAAATGAACTCAATGCTGAATGGTTACGGCCTTCCGTCCGAAAAGTGCCAGCATTTTTCCAAGACGGATAAGATTAGGATTGTCCTTAATGATGGTTATGCTTTTAGCATTCTTGAGGGCCATGGCTATTCCAAATCAGAGATTGCGGTTTTCCGCCGCGAATTTCGCCGCGATTTGGCAGCGATTGGAGCCCACAAAGCTCAGCGCATGTTCTTGGAGGGGTCTCATTCGATTCGCTTGGAGCATTACCTGAATGCGGGCGAGATCGAATCGCCAGCCTACGTTCCCGGCAATCCTTATCAGTCCGATCCGATGGCATGGCTAAAGCTCTATACCCCCGATCCCGATCAAGAGCCTGCGCCTATCGAGACGCCTATCGAGCATGATGGCACGTTGCCTCCTGCTCCTGCGCCTGCTCCTGCGCCGGAACCTGCTCCTGCAACCAAGGAAGTGAAGATCCCCGAGGGGACCGACCCGATGACGACGCTGATTGCTTCTGCAATCGTTCCCATCGTTCGGGACGCTCTCCGTGCAGAGGACGATGCGCTGACCGAGAAGAAAGTGATCGACATGATCTCTACGGAGGTCAAGGCTCGGATGCCGCACATGATCCAGCCTGCTCCGCCTCCGGGTGGGGATACGCCTCCGGTCGAGCTTGCTCACGAGGCGTTTCCGCAGGTCTTCAAGACGGTGCAGTGTGACCTGAACGCCATGCTGATCGGTCCTGCTGGCTCAGGCAAGACGAGTGTTGCCGAGCAGATTGCGAAGTCTCTTGCCATTCCGTTCCGCTTCACTGGTGCGGTTGACAGCCCTTACAAGCTGACCGGTTTTGTTGATGCCAACGGCAAGACGGTCCGCACGGCCTTCCGTGAGACCTATGAGAACGGTGGCCTGTTCCTGTTCGATGAGGTCGACGCGAGCTCTGCCGGTGCCATGATGGCTTTCAATGCCGCCCTGGCTAACGGACACGCTGACTTCCCTGATGGCGTGATCGAGCGTCATAAGGACTTCCGGTGCATTGCTGCGGCCAATACTTTCGGACGTGGAGCTGACCGTATCTACGTCGGGCGCAACGCCCTTGATGGCGCAACTCTGGATCGCTTCGTTGTTGTCGACTTTGACTACGATGAGGCTCTGGAGACCGCTCTCGCTGGCGACGACATGATTGATTGGGTCCGTCGGGTGCAGGCAATTCGCAAGGCTGTCTTCAAACTGAAGCTCCGGTTTGTTGTCTCGCCTCGTGCCTCGATCTTTGGCTCGCGTCTGCTGCGTGCGGGCATGAGTCGGCAGATGGTTGAGGAGATGGTCATCTGGAAAGGCATGGACAAAGAGGCCCGCACCAAGATCAACGCAGAGGTGATGAAATGCACGTCCAAGAAATCAGAAGCAAGGGCCAT